CATCATGGCTTATTTCAATACGTTCGATAAAATCTGATAAGTTCATAGCGTTTTTACAGGTTTCATTAAGAAACATATTGATATTAAACTGATTGTTCATGGTGTTATTAGTAGTATTTCCCATTTTTCCCATCATCTCCATCATCATCTGCTTCATTTCCAGATTATCCTTTTTCATGTCAAGATTATCTCGCTTCATTTCCAGGTTCTCTTTTAATAAATATTCGATAGTTGGTTCACTCGGAGTATCAATATCTATGACTGTAATTACATTTTTTGATGTACATTTTTTTTTATGATACCATAAACTGTTGCGAACTTTATATGTTTTTCCACATTCACAGACAAAACCGGCATTTTTTGGCGGTTTTTCGTTCAAAAACGTTCTATTTTGGTGTTTTGCTGTCAATAAGTGTGCGTCATAGTTACTTTGTTTAGAGCATTTAAAGTCACAAACTTCGCATAAAAAATTTTGGGCATTTTTTGGCATTTTTTTCATTCTAAATGTTCTATAAATTTAGAACAGAAAAAATGCCGAGATTTTGAACGAAAAAAAATTACAGTCTCATGCCAAAAAAGTAATCCTTCACTTTTCACTCGTATATGATGTAAAACTAAAAAAGTGAAAAATTTAAGAAAACTCATCAAACTTTTTTTCAAATTTGGACATTTTTAAAAATGTCCTTTTTTCAGAAAAAGTTCAACGGATCCAAGGGATTTTTTTCAGGATTTTTAATGGTGTTAAATATATTAAATATAATATTAATTTTTTAACTGTGATATGGTGTTCTCTTTTGCTAGGTTATGAATTATTTTAGGATAGAAGGATTCTTTTTGACCTATTCCAGAGGAGTTTTGTTGCATATAAACAGTTTTCTTTGAGAACTCTGAATCGAGATCTTCATAATCGGGATTGGTCTTTTTCCAATTTATTAAGGATTTAAGACTTTTCCTGGATACTTCTTGTATAGCATTTTCCAATTTTTCATTGGAATGTTTCTTATCCCACATATCCTCGTCCTTCACATAAAGCGTTTCTCGTTTGACATCGGTACAGTGAATGGGACGCTCTTGAATGGTAAGCAACTTCAAATTATCCATAAGTATCTTTGTTATACCGTTTACAAAGCCGAGTTGAGCGTTGTTCTCAAGATCATCATGACTTATTTCAATGCGTTCAATGAAATCAGATAGGTTCATTGCGTTCTTACAAGTTTCATTGAGAAACATATTGATATTGAATTGATTGTTATTTGTGGTATTGTTTGTAGTATTACCTATTTTATTGACAATTTCTAACATTATTTCATCTTTTTTTTTCAGTTCATCAATGAGTTCATTTTGCTGTTGCTGCATTTGTTTCATCGCTTTATGAAAAAGTTCTTTGTAATCTTCATTCATATCGCCTTGAACTATCTCATTTTTCAAATATTTACAAGTCCGTTTATGGTTATATAATGATCCTCTATGAGAAAATGCTTTACCGCATGAACAAATATTGAGAATTTTTGGTTGTAATTTGGTTGTATTATGTTTAATGCTTTGTAGATGTTTTTTAAAATCACTAGACCTAAAGCAATTGTAGTCGCATTTTTCACAAAAAAAAACTTTTTTCGTTATTTGAGAATTTGCGGTTGTATTTTTCTCCATATATTACAACCAGAAATTCTCCTAAATAATCATACGTAAAAAAACTTCAGTCTCATGCCAAAAAAGTAATCCTTCCAATTTCACTCGTATATGCTGTCAAACTAAAAAACGGAAATTTTAAGAAAACTTTTCAAACTTTTTTTAAAATTTGGACATTTTTAAAAATGTCCATTTTTCAGAAAAAGTTCAACGGATCCAAGGGATTTTTTCCAAGGATTTTTAATGGTGTTATAATATTATAAACTAATAATAAATATTTTATAATATTTTTAACATGAAAGAACATTACAAAGTAATGGTTTTCCATTGATTATGTAAGCAACACCGATTGCTGTACCAATATAAAATCCAGTATTAAATACTTGTGAAATATTTACAATGGGTCTGACATATTGTCTTGTGTGAATTCTATATAAATCATGAATTGTGAGGGATAATATACCAACGCTGAAACCAATACCAGATATAGTACATATATTATATAATATATTCGACAGCATAATATATAAGTTATTTAGTTTATTTATATTATTTTAAAATAATATTTTAATTAGTTCCGTTTGCTGTGATAAAAGCAATCATAGATCCGATAACTTCATCTTTGTTTATTTTGAATATAGAATCAATTCTGGTTTTATTACTTTCATATGCGGTTTGAATTGCTTCTTCATCGAATCCCATACCTTGTAAATCCATTTGAATTTGATCTATTATTGTTTCTTCGCTCCTACTATCTCGTGTACTGACTGTTTTACTCATACTTCTTTGTCTGCGTGGTATTGTTGATCTTCGTCTTGTTCTATTGAAATAAATTTTTGATGGTCTAATCGCTTGATAATGATTTCCTTCAGTATGATGTATTATATATGTTCTTTTCCCTTCAGGACGAGGATGATTATATGATATTGAGGTTAATACTGGGTTTATCTCTTTTATTTCATCATTATATCCAGCATGTTTTGTTTGTAAAATTAGTATATTAACGTCAAATAACACAGCAGCTGCGTAGATTTCTATTTCAGTTCCCCATGTATATTCTTTTCTCATATTCTCAACATGTTTACGTGCTTTATTTGTTTTACCCGATTCTTTTAATAATTCACATAATTCACTATCTAAAAGATTTTGAGGAGATAATGGAAATGAAGATTGATTATGTTCATATTCAGTATCGTCACAATATGGAGTACTTTCAAGAAAGTCGAGTCTACTATCTATAAAATCACATATTTGTTGTCGCATTGTATTATGAAATGATCTATAATGAAATTTATCGGTTCCTGGAATAGGGGTTAATTGTGATAAGGCTTCAAATAAACAGTTACCTTTGGCATCATTGGGAAGTACTCTGTAATTACTATCTCTTAATTGTTTTTTGAAATTTCTATATCCAATGTATTCTCCTTTGATTAAAGTACTTATATTCATATAGTATAGTATACACTATATATACATTATGTTTCCACAACAATGGTATCATTTATTTCGGCCATTTTTTTCTTACATCTACGTTGATGCGCAGCCAATGATTTATTACTAGTCGTATGATATTTATTACAAAGAGTACATATAATATTGGTATTATCATTATGAACTATGGTTTGTACAGTAGGGGTGATAATTTTGGATAAGGTAGGGAATTTCATATCATCGATGAGTGACAACAATCGTTTTTGGCTTTCTTTGAGCGTTTCAATAAACATCAATTTCTTTTGAGCGAAGTCGTTGTATTCTGCGCAAATATCATTGAACACATCTTCGCTAAAACTGTGTTTATTTTCGGGGATATCATCGTTTAATATTCGCAGTTTTTCACCTAAATTATCGATAATATCAACGGCTAATCGAATAATCATGGGGTCATATTTGACATTATGAATATAGATAACCACACATTTACCGATTAAATCAATTTGAAAATTTTGTTTGGACGTGATACCGCTGTGTTGTGATAAGAAAACACCATGATGTTTTTGTAATTCGATGTCGCGGACGAATTTCTTGATTTCATCCAGATTGACATTGCGGTCATATTCTTTTGTTTCAAATAAAATTACTTCTTTATCAGTGCGATTGAGGCGAAAATCGCACGAAGCGCGAATGGCGGAGGTGTTTACAACTTCGGAAGTAGGAAAAATTTGATTTAGAGTGCTTTCAAGTTGACGTTCACCCAGTTGACCTTTGTAACTGGAGTTCTTATATTTATTGAAAAATTCAGTAAGGTCGCCGATTAACGTACCCGATATAAGACCATTTTTAATCCCAGTGATTTCCTTTTGTAATCTTTCTTCGGTTGCGGTGACAATACCACACATGGGCTGAAGTAAATAATCATTTTTTGGCAAAGATTCATGGATCATAATGGATGTTTTATCGATAATTTGACCGACATTTTGTTGGAATAACTGGCCGATTTTATCGTTATTTGTCGATGAACTATTGACAATAGCGCATTCCAATTCCTTTTGAATAGAGGATTTGAGGTCACTAATATTCGCAAGAATTTGGCTTTGAATGGAGTCAAATGCTTTGGAGTCGTTATTTACGACTTTATCGATGAGATCAATGACTAATAAGTTGACAGTTTCGATATTTAAAGATGGATTTTGAGCATAGAAATCGATTATTTTTTTATTAGTAATACGAATATCGGTCATAATATTAAAGCGTCAAATAGTCTTTAATATTATTTAATGAAATTATACACTGTTTACATTAATAGAATTTTGCTTTGATAATTGGTTGTATACTACGTTATCTACATAAAAATTATAAAATGATTTTTGAGAAGTAAAAATGTTTTCTATTGTTGTTTTAATTTATATAATATTATATAAAATATATTATATGACAACAGGATTTAAAGATAATAATGGAACAGATTTGGCTGATATTTTTCAACCATTGGGTAATAATGCACCATATGATGGAAGTACAAATTTAATAGCAGAAGATGGTAGAGATTTAAATCAATGGTTTGCTGGTTATATTTCTGGTACTATCTATACTTCGAATTACAATGTAAATTCTACAAATTTAGGTAATATTTTTCAATATGATATTCTTGGGTTACAGTCAGTTGTTTTCAATAATACTAGTAGTTTAAATATGACTCCAAAGATTAATGCTGATGGTTCATATACAACACTGATATTTCAAAACCAAAATAACGTTCCACAATCAGGGACCACTGCTGCCGCGACTGGATATTTTTCTTTCAATGGTGCATCAACATTAACAGTAGGTTTACTAGTAATTGGAGGAGGTGGAGGTGGAGGTGCTGGGTACATCTCTGGTAGCAATTACGGCGGAGGTGGTGGAGGTGGTGGTGCTGGTATAATATATACTTCCATTGATATAAATTCAAATACTGATTATAATATTACAGTTGGTGGAGGAGGTGCTGGAAAATATTCTACGGGATATACACCAAATCAAGGTGGTGCTACGGGATATAATGGTGGCGAGAGTAAATTTGAATTATCAAACACCATGATTTATTATGGATATGGCGGAGGAGGCGGGAAAGGATATGGCTCTGCTCAGGGTTATACTGGGGGTGCAGCAGGTAATGCGGTGGCTCCATTAAGTACTACAGGAGGAGGCGGAGGCGGAGGAGGCGGCGGAGGGAATACATCAAGTTTTAAAGGAGCAGATGTGAATAATGCATGGCCTTTAAATGGATATTTGAATGGCTCAGGATATGTGGGTAGTCCAAATTATGGATATACTTCTGGTTACAATCCTGGAAATAAAGGTAGCAATGGAGCAGGTAATGGAGGAAATGGGTCTGGTGGGGCCAGTTACACGGGTGGTCAGGGTTTTGATAGGAGTAGTACTAGTGGTATAATAATATATGGAGGAAATGGTGGTGAAGGAGGAGATACATCCGCAGGGGGTAAAGCTGGCAGGAGTAGTGGAGGCAGTGGCGGAAACGGCTACTCACCGAATGGCGAATCTGCGACGTATGGTAGTGGTAATACTTATTATTATGGAAATGGCGGAGGAGGTTCTAAATATTATAGTGGTGGTAATGGAGGACACGGTGTTGTTATGTTATTCATAAGCACATAATACAAAAATTATTTATGAATTTATACACTAGTTGGCATAATTCTAAATATTTTATAAAGTGAAACCATTCTGCTTTTCAGAACCATTTATTTTAATATAACATGTCGCATTACCATTTGCAGCTATGTTTATACTCGATGAATTATAGTTTGGATTAATATATGAAGATCCTCCTCCTCCTCCTGGTGAACCTCTTGTTCCATCACCAGTGTTAACATTAGTCCCGCCACCACCGCCATAATACCCTGCACCACCGCCACCGCCGCCTGCTGATCTACTATCACTATTGGCATCGCCTCCTTTTCCACCATAATATTTTCCACCAGCAGTAGCTCCACCATCGATACCTCCTGTACCGCCTTGATTAGTTCCACCGCCTCCTCCATACGTAAAACAATTTTTCGCATTTAAACCATAATAATATCCAGCAGATGCTTTGTAAAAATTACTACCACCAGCATATTTAAATGTGCTGGTTATATATTGTGATGCGCCAACTTGGAAATTAGAGTTATATGTATAAACTGGGTTAGTCCCTCCTGGGTACATATAGTTATCTAATAGTGGATCTTGTATTAAATAATAAAATATTGGATTATTCCAATCAGTCATATTTAAAGTGTCATTATATGCCGCACCCCCGGGACCACCATTACCATTACCACCACCACCCCCTGCGCCAGCAACAATTATACACTCATCATTATTTTGATCAATTAATGCAACGGTATTTCCACCATTAGCTCCAATTCTGCCACTATATCCCGTTGTCCCTCCTTGTCCACCATAACAATCTTTGATTTCATAAGATACTGACATACCATTATATGTTTTTATAAGATCCATTGCACAAGTTATTATTGCTCCATACTGTGAATTTACATTTGGGTTATTACCAAATCTAGTATTAGAACTATATGACCCTCCAGCGCTTCCTGCTGCTTCTACATTGTAAGTATCCCATTCATAATTAGCAGCAAATATAGTGTTTAAATCAGATCCATTTTCTAAATGATAACCAGTAGCAGCAGCCGTTCCATTATTTGGATATGTATTGGCCTTTGCAACGTATCTTTGGTTTAAATCCACGCCATCCACTTCAAAATGTGCTTGACTTGCCGATGAAGAAGTGTTAATACCAGGATATGCGGAACTTTTTTTAATAAAAATATGATCTAAATCTGTTCCATTTACATGAAATCCAGACATGGTATATAATATACTATGTAATAAAATTGATTATGAAAAATTATTTCAAATTAAAACATAATAATGTGGTTTTTATTATTATGTTTACAATGTGCAACTGGTTATATGACACCATCTCAATGGTGTATCATAGACAAATCTATAAAGTATTATAAATCTCTTGAATGCAATAAATATTTACAACCTATACACAATCATATATATATGAATCATCACAATTGGACGATTCATTATACTAATAATTTTATAAAAAATAATGAATTTTATTTGAAACCATCTCAACATAATGAATTATATATATACGCAATACGAGGGTTATTAAATAATCTTTATATAAATGATTTTTTTTGGATTTTATTATAAAAATATTTTTGTTGTATAATATATACAATGTCAGGAAACATAACTGCGTCAGGAAACATAACTGCGTCAGGAAACATAACTGCGTCAGGACAGGTCACATCACAAACATTAAGACAAACAACTATATACAAGAACGGAGTAGTCAAAAATGATATCTATGCAGGTGAATATAGTAGTAATTATCAGGGACAATGGGTGTGTATAGGGGATAATATAAACTTAGGTCGAGGAGTATGGATATTAAGCGCATCAAGTTGGTCAGAAGCTAGTTACAGTACCAGTATGTCCGGAACTGCAATAACTGGTCCAACTAGTAATTATAAGAGTACTAAGGCTGATATAGAAACGAAAACACCTGGAAACCCAACCGATCAAACTAATTGTTGGTCTCAACGTGGATCCGACAATAATAGATCCAATCCAATAGCAATAAATAGTCAATGGTATGGTTCTGGCGCAGCATCATGTGCATCAAATGTTTGTACTACTGTAGTTAATACAGGTAATACTAACTATTCTTTCTATTGTATTATTCCGTGGAATGGTGCTTATTGGACATATAATTGTACAAGAATTTGTGACGCATAATGGTGATTATACTAAAATAAAATTAGTATAAATACAATCTTTAATAATATTTTAATAATTAACTAGTAACTATACAATAAAATTGATTATGAAAAATATATATTAAATACAAACATAACAATGTGGTTTTTATTATTATGTTTACAATGCGTAACCGCTTATATGACACCATCTCAATGGAGTATTATAGATAATTCAATTAAGTATTACAAATCTCTTGAATCAAATGAATATTTACAACCTATACACAATCATATATATATGAATCATCATAATTGGACGATTCATTATACTAATAATTTCGTGGAAAATAACAGCTTTTATTTGAAACCATCACAACATAATGAATTATATATATACGCAATACGAGGGTTATTAAAGGCAATAGAGAATTATGATGGTCATGGTAATTTTTATAATTATGGTAAAATATACATGAACGGTGAATTATACAAGGGTATAACAGATGTGGGTCCAATGCGTCTACTGCCTCATAGTTATCGAGTAAATCGTAAATGGCGTATGAAAAATAAAGAAAAATATGATAAATATAATACACAAATAAAATCTGATATTAATTGGGAAAGTTCATATGTGCGTCCAAATGATATGAATACAAAAACAAATATATTGTCTACATTAACTGAATTGACAAACGAAGAACGCATGTTATTTTTCATGAGATATGATCATAAAATGAATAAAAAATATACTTTGAAAACAATAGGTGATTTCTATGGATATAGTGAAGAAACCGCTCGAAAGAAAATAAAAAAATTACATGAGAAGCTCAGGGACTTGACATATGGATTATTTTAATTTATAGTTTGGATCGAAGTTTTTTGGGATTATTAAAACATCTGTAAGAACAATAACATTCACCTTTTTCTCCATTTTCTAATAACTTATGAGTTAATACATATTTGGGTCGATAAATTAATATATCTTCATATTCTTCTTCTGTATCATATATGTTAATATAATTTGATATACGGACAGGTACCATGGTAATATTTCTGGTTTCGCCACAATTTAAGCACTCCCATTTCTCAATAATACTTTGATAATTCATAGTAGATTATAATTATTATATAAATATATATAATCGAATCAATTTTCGCGAAAAAAAAATAAACATTTCCTGAGTTTAATGCCTATTACCTATTTTTGGTTTTTAAAAAATACATTTCTATGCAGAATAGTATAACTACACACTAGCATCCGCTTCGCTAACGTTCCCATCTTTGTGAATCCTTTCGACGCCTGGGTGATCAGGCCACGCGCCGTCCAAAAACCTTCCAATTGGGGGTAGTTGCCAAACCTCCGTCTTGTCGACGTCGCACTCTACACTTTTCACCGAGTACGTAGTGACCACAGTTATTTACCGTATAAACGTGGAAATTAGGACCCAGACCACAACGACGACTGAACGACAATTGTGATCAAGAAGAAGGAGTATTTCTTACGCTGGGCTTTTTTAAGCGCTATTCAGGATATGTTTTGCCATCTTTGACGCGGTTTCATGTGTGTCTTAACTGTTGCTCACAATCCACCTATTCCATGTCACAAATATATACTGTATGCCTCTCTAAGTCACGTAGGATGTTAGAGTACCGCAAATATTGAACTCTTGTGCCCCTACCGAAGGTGTCAATTCACCCCGCACAAGATCGTAGGATATCTAGCTTCTACTCATAGAGTTTCATCACCTATCCTTCCGTCACCTTCATATCGCCAGGATTTACAGACACCCACTTTTTGTGGTAAATGCCAACCTATACCGAAATCATAGCTCCAGGTGCGGTGCGAAAACCCATCCCTTCTCCACTAATTATTCGATAAATTTTTGCTCATTTAGTTCAGAACATACGCGTTCATTATCCAGGACACACCACGTGGAGGCGAGCATTTTTATGTCCCATTGCCCGTCGGCAACCTCGGTAATAGTTTCTTATGACCCCCGTAATTTAAACAGACATCCGTCATAATAGCTATTCCAACAACCCTCTACAAGAGAATTGTTACGCTAGGTTTTTTTTAAGCGCTATTCAGGGTGAGTTTTTCCATCTTTGACTCGGTTTTCGTGATGTCTCTTAAGGTTTACCACACTACTTCCCTTCCCCATGTCACAAAATAGTCTGAACAATCATTCTAAAGTGGACGTAACCTTAACATGTTAGAACACCAGACTATTTGAACTCCTAGGCACCACCACGGGTGTCAATTCACCTCCGCCTAGGATTGTAGGATATCAGGCTTCTTCCTTAAAGGCTTCATCACCTATCCTTCCATACCCTATCCTTCCATACCCTATTGTTAGTTTTACGTCGTTTCGGACGT